CTTCAGGAGCTAACAGACATTGTATCTATAGCATTACAACATGTTTTGTGGAATGATCTTAGAGCATCTGGATTATTTATTCAGGGAGTTTCAATTGGTGGAGAAAGCTCTGAGCCATATGCAAATGATTATGTTTATTCACAAAATATAAGTTTGAGATGCTTATCAGAATGGAGAGTTGAAATTCCTCTTGAAAATGTGATTGAAAAAATTATGTTTTATTTTGATTCTGTAAAAACAGATTCGGAAAAAGGACTCAGTTCTGCTAATTCTACGATATTAAGATATAGTGACATTTTGGAGCTAACTGAAATTTAAACTACTAATAATAATTAGTCTAATTGGTTTTAGATTTGGAGGTTTTTAATTATGGCTAACATTCCAGGAATAAACGGCTATGTACAGCCCGGAACATTTGCAAGAGATAGAGTTGTCACTCGTGGCGTTTCAATTCCTGGTGGTCTTCGTGTTGCCTGCATAATGGGTGAGGGTGTAAAGGAAGAAGTTATTATCGACTCTGCTTTTGGCGAAGGTCAGGATGGCTCCTCTACATGCAGCCCAACTGGTAATGGCGATAGCAAGTATTTTCAGCTTGCAGAATCACCAGTTGTTGTTGGTAGAACAAGGCTATTTCTCAATGGAACCGAGCTTTATGGCACAGAAGGTATCGTTGATGAAAGCTCTTTTTCTAGTAACTTTGATTTTAGAATAGATCCAGAGACTGGATGCATTGAGCTTCAGGGAGCCTCAATTGGCGACCAGAATGGAAGAAAGTTTTCTGCATCTGCATCAAATGTAGGAAACGGAACTATTGCAGAAGAAGCATGTGGACTATATGAGCTAATTTCAATTATAGATAGCAATGCACCAGCAGAAAGATGGACAGTTCGCTGTGTCTCTGTTGTAAGAGACTCCGCTGGAAATCCAATTCCAGGACTCTCAACATTTACAGTATCTGGCTCTGTTTCTGGACAGATAAAAGATTCATCTGGAGCACCATTACTTTTCCACGGAACAAATCCAGCCCTATTTGGAAGAACAAAAGGAGCAATTCCTGGAACAGAAAGTGTATGCAGTCACTCATATGTTGTAGCAGATGATTCAGTATATGGATTGGGATCTGCAGCATATGATTCCTCAACTGATGCAACCTCTGGAACCACAGATAGATTTCAGGTAGACGATGACCTAGTTTCACCTGGACAGGTTTTGGTTGGAGATCATCTCTGCATTACTGCAGATGGTTATAATCCAGCAGATGGCCTAAAGATTGTTTCAATGTCTTATAGCTCAGGAACTGGAAAGACAACAATTATAGTTGAGACAGACACTTTAGATTCAGACTTAGCAAATGTTTCTTGGTCAATTAGAGCAAATGATATCTTTATTGATGACTCATCAGTATCTCACGATGCATTAGGAACACCAGCAACTGCAGGATACTTCTCAAGCAGAGATATTGGCAAAGTTCTTCTTCTTTGTGACGGACCAGCACCAGGATACTACGTTATAAAGGCAGTTACCTCTTCTCGCAGAGTAAGAGTACATCTACTTGGAAACACAGAAGAAGGTTATCCAACTGATTTGGTTGACTCTGGATCAACAGGAATTGCTGAAGGTGGTAACGATATTACATTTAGCGTTCTTGAAACAAACGGAATTTTAGTATTTGGAATTAGAGAGGGACTCAAGACTGGAGACTCTGGACCAAGCATACCATTTGCTGTTGGTGACAAATTCTTTATAGATGTAAGATCTAGAGTTCTAAAGAAGGGAGATAAGCTAGAGGCAATATATATTCCAGAGATAACAATAAATGATGCAGAGTTCTTTGTAAGCGCAAATGACCTATTTGCAAAACACGGAACACCTTCATTAACAAATACATTGGCACTCGGCGCACAGCTGGCCTTTGAGAACGGTGCTCCAGGAGTATTGGCAATTCAGTGCAAGCCAGCAGTACCAAGAAGATCCTCTGCAATACTATACACAGAGAAAAACTCTCGTGGCATTGGAGGATTTCCAGCATGTGGTGGAGTTTCAGCAAACTGCCAGGTTGATGATCTTTCCTTTATAGTTCCAAAGCCAGCATCTGGATTAGGAACAGGAAGACCAGATGCTACAACTGGTGTAAACTTCTTTGTTACAAGAGGCGGCGTAGAAACTCAAATCTTCCCAAATAAAGTTGATTTCTATAATTCTCAGTTTGAATCAGAAACAGCACAACTTTCATTCATAACAAGCCCACAGTATTCATACTCATACACTGTAATCAATACAGATGTTGAAATCACTGGAATTGGAATGGGTGCAGAGTTTATAGCATCATCTGGACAGTTTACATCTTATGATGTAAATTTTGATGCAGAAGATGCAGAGCTTGGAAATGAAAGAACAATTGTTATTCAGTCAATTGAAACAGGAACAACAACCCTAACAACAAAAGATGATATAAGCGATTATCTAATGGATACTCCAGGTCTTGGAATTGTCGAGTTTGTAATTGATTCTGTAGTAAATGACAATACAGTTATTTTAAATCCAGGAACAGGAAACTCATTCAATACACTTGGTAATGATGCAACAAATATATCATTCTTTGTAAAAAATACACAAAATACAACAAATCTATCAACAAAGATTCTTCTTCACAAGGATCTAGTTGATAGCAAGACACTAAAGCCAGGAGATGGACTTAGAGTTTCATACATTGATGAAAAAGATGCATCATTCTTTGATACAAATTGGTTTGAGGCCTTTGAAACAATTGAGGCTTCTGAATGCCAGATTGTAGTACCACTACCAACACAGAACATCTCTGGAATCTTCCGTGCAGCAGTATCTCACTGCGAGACAATGAGCACAATAGCAAATCAGAAAGAAAGAGTTGCTCTCATTGGCGCACAGAGAGGATTAACTGTCCCAGCTCTTCTTGGTCAAACCGAAGTAGCTATAGAGGACATTGGTGTTCTTGAGGGAATTCAGGGCGATGATGTATCCGAAGTTCTCTCTGGAAATACAGAAGATCTTGCAAACTACCAGCTTTCTGATAACTACAATAGCAACAGAGCAGTATTCTTCTACCCAGACCAGATAATAAGAAATGTATCTGGAACAAATAGCTTTGTAAATGGATTCTATATGGCCGCAGCTGCTGCAGGATATCTTGCAGGAACACAGAATGTTGCCGTTCCACTTACATTTAAGGAGCTTACAGGATTCTCAATTGGAAGAGATAGAGTATTCCGTAAGCAGATATTAGATCAGCTAGGTGGAGAGGGAGCAACAGTAGTTCAGCCAATAACTGGCGGTGGAAGAGTTCTAGCTGGACGTACAACAAGCCAGTCTGGATTTGTTGAAGATGAAGAAATATCAATAATCTTCATAAGAGACAGAGTAAAGAAAGTTCTAAGAGACTCAATGTTGGCATTTGTTGGAACTGTAGAGGACGCAAATACTCAGGGCTTGATGACCGCAAGAGTTAAGGGTATTATGAGTGCATTAGTTTCTCAGGGTTTAATAACAGACTTTAAGAACATTAGAGTTGAAAAAGACAAGGTAGATCCAAGACAATGGAACGTTTACCTCCGCTTTACACCAAGTTACCCAATCAACTATGTATTCATTGATATCGAAGTTGGAATAGTATAATTTTAGGAGATAAATTAAATGGCATCATATCCAAGAACTGGATCTAATCTAGACTCAACCACTAAAAGCTCACTTTCTACCCAGATTATAATCATGGTTGAAAATGAACCTGTAGGTGCAATTCAGTCATTCAGAGAGACCCAGCAAAGATCAATCAAACCAATCAATGAAGTTGGAACAGATGGCATTATAGAGCTAGTTCCACAGGCACCAACAAAAGTATCGCTACAGATCGATAGAATGTACTTTGATGGACTTTCTCTACCAGAGGCATTCTCTCGTGGCTTTAGAAATCTTCAGTCACAGAGAATTCCATTTGATATAGTTGTTATTGACCAATTCACCGGAACTGGAAATGATGCCATAATAACAACATATCATAACTGCTGGTTTAATAATCTTTCAATCTCTTACACTGCAAATGATTATACAATCACACAGAGTGCATCAGTAGATTGCGAATATGTTTCAACAATAAGAGGCGGAGAGGCAATAGCACTAAGCCAGGGTACTGGCGGCGGCAGACAGATCCCAAGCGTACAGCTTGATGTTGCAGAGCTTGCAGCAGACTCTGGCGCAAATGGAACAAGAGGATCTCTCGACTATCCAGGCCTAATTAGCGCAGCATACTAAAAGTATATTTATTTAAAATAAGCCAAGCGTTATGTTTGGCTTATTTTTTTAGTATAATGTATTTGGAGTTTTATAAATGAGACCTGGTTCAAAAGTAGTTTCGTCACATGATATTAGTTCGGTAAAAAATGCCGTTTCATCAAATCCAAATTTAGATCCAAATTTAATAAACAAAAGATTTGAAGAAGCAGAAGAAGCACAAAAAAAGTCATCCTCAATTCCAAGGGAGCTAAAGGGACTTGAAGATCTTATTTTTCTAGGAGCAAGCACAAGAGACGTACAAATTGGAGATTTTACATTTACTCTTGGAACTCTTTCTGCAAGAGAGCAGGATGAAATTTTTAGAGAGGCAATAAAACTTCCAGAAACAGAAAGAGTTTTTTTCTTTAAAAAAGCAATTCTTGCATGTTCCATAAAGAAAATAAATGGAAAAAATATGTCCTCATATATTGATGATGTTGATATTAATTCAAGAATAAATGTAGTAATGAGTTTGCAGCAGTCAGTATTTGATTACTTATTTTCAGAGGTGGATAAACTTACCGAAGAAACATCTAAGTCTCTTACGGAAGACAACCTAAAAAAATAGTTAAAAGCTCCGACCACTACATAAGGTGGGAGCTTTGCAAAATATGGAAATGTAGAGTTGATGATCCTATTTTTGAAGGAATAACATCGGCTCAAATGTCTTGGTATGCCCTAATGATTCTTCAAGATAAAGAAAGAGATCTTGAAAGGACTCTCTCATATCTAGATTATCATGCTGCATTCTCAAATTACGAAGGTGTAATGAAGGCAAAGCAGCTTAGGGAAGGCCAGAAAGAAGAATCAATAAAAGAGACAGAAGAATTTATAGAATCAGCAAAAAGAAATGAATTTAAAAATAATCCTTTGATTGATGCAATTAAAAAATTAAGAGAAGCAAATTCAAATATGATCGAAGATGATTCTGCATTAAGGTCTATTAATTTAAATAATTTAATCAAGGAAGATATTTAAAATATGACTCCAGAGCAAATAACAAAGCTAATTTCAGGCCTTAAAGAAGCTATTGATAAATTTAATAAGGTAACAAAAGAGGGAAAAGACGGTACAAAAG